GTAACCAAGGCCTATGATGAGTTCATTCAGGCTGCACAACAATATGGCAACAATAATGAATGGGAGATGGCACAAGAAGGTGCAGGTACTTTTAGAGAAAATAGATATGAACTCAAAAGAAAACTCTATCGAGCTGTTGCAAACGTCAACATTCTGGAGGGAATTAGATTCTATGTCTCCTTCGCGTGCTCGTTTGCTTTTGGCGAACTTAAGCTCATGGAAGGATCTGCAAAAATCATCAGCCTTATCGCCAGGGACGAGAATCAACACTTAGTTCTGACTCAAAATATTCTCAAGAACTGGAAAGAGGGTGACGATCCTGAGATGCAACAGATCGCCAAAGAAGAAGAGGAGAATGTCATCGAGATGTTCCGAACTGCAGTTGAACAAGAGAAAGAGTGGGCTTCTTATCTCTTTAAAGATGGCAGTATGATCGGTTTGAATGATAAACTTCTCATCAATTATGTTGAATGGATTGCAAATAAGAGAATGAAATCTCTTGGACTCAAACCAATTTACAATGTTTCGGCAAACAATAATCCACTTCCATGGACACAACATTGGATCTCTTCTAAGGGACTTCAGGTTGCGCCTCAGGAAACTGAAGTAGAGTCCTATGTGGTTGGTGGAATCAAACAAGACGTTCAAACTGATACCTTTGCTGGATTCCAACTCTGATCTTGCCTAGATTGGAGTCAAGTGATATACTAAGTCCATTATAAGACCAATGCATCATGAGTAGACTACTTAATAAAGTTAAAACTATTATCAAACCTCTATTGAAATCCATTGGAGAATCTTCTAATAATGAACCAGTATCAACTAAGACTGAGAACGAATCCTACACTGGCGTTCCTGCACCTGTGGTTCTCGATTCGGACCCTTGGTTCGGTGATGCTACCAAATCAGAACGACAATTGGCTTATGAGGAAGAGTGTGAACAACTGAATGCCGATCAACAAGATGGTTGGTGGCTTCGTGATTCTCTTGACGAAACTCTTTGGAATGAAGATGGATCTCGTCGGGTTAGAGAACCCAGTGACATTCACGAAAGACTGTATCGTGTAGCTACTCAAAACGGCAAGAATACATTTCAAGAAAATATTGGAGGTTCTGAAAACTTCCAAGAAGGTGGACATGCTGGTTGGAATTCTGGAACAGGTATGGGGCAGTTTAAATGACAGAAGAAGATTGGAGATACGCTGACGATAGAATGAAACTGCGAGAGGAAGTTCTTAAAATTCTTCTTGCAAAATTTGGACATCAACTTGAAGGAGGTAAACCCAAATATTCTAGTCAATCAATTTATGAGTGTGCTCATGACTGGGTTAGTCAGGGTAACTCCACTTCGTATGGCATTGTTAAATACTACGAAACTTATTACACATCATGAAAAAATTACTACTTGGTTTGATTGGATCTTCTTTGCTTGCTATTCCAGCACTAGCAAATGAATCAAAACTTAAAAAAGGATTCTATAGTATGGACTCTTTGGGTTGCATGTTAGTTCAAGAATGCACCGAGAATGTCCGACGAATCAAGAGTATCGACGATATTCGTAAAGAGTATCCTAATTCTGATTTTGATCTTGTTGCTGATGAGTTTAACTCGATGCTGGTATCCCTTGATGAAATCGGAGTTATGGTTTTTCTAGGACCAGAAAAATACTTTCCCCCTGGTCACCGTGGTGTCTATCACACAGTATCTAATAACTTCTATTTGAATGATAGATTCATGCATCGTTCTAATGTCCTTATGACTGTGATGCGTCATGAAGGATGGCACGCTGCACAGGATTGTATGGCAGGAACTATCAAGAATAGTTTGATTGCTCTTATATATCCAGAGGAAAACGTTCCTGGAATTTGGCGTGAAATGGTAGAGAAGTCCTATCCTAAGTCTGCTGTGCCATTTGAATCTGAAGCAAAGTGGGCAGGACTTACTGAAGGTATGACTACTAAGGCACTTGCTGCTTGTACTACTGGTAAGATGTGGGAGATTTATGAACCAACTCCACTGACTCGTGCGTGGTTGGAAGCTGAAGGATATATCAAGGATTAAAAAAAGACTCCCATTTTGGGAGTCTTTTTTGCTAAATAGATGAGCCTAGTTTGTTCATCATGCCTGAAGAAATTAAAGAAACTCCTAAAGAGGAAGTCAAAGAAGTAGAAAAGAAGAAGGGACCCTTCGCTAAACTCAAGGAAGCTGCTGGAGATAGCGAAGAGCACCTTGCCATCATTAGCACTTTCGTGCGTCTTGGTATCCTCGTCTGGTCTGGTGGCATCCTTACCCTTGCTTACATCAAACTGCCACCTGCTCTTGGTATCCCTGAGCAGAAACTCGATCCCACGTTCATCGCCTCCGTCTTCACAGGCGTGCTCGCGACTTTTGGGGTTCAAACTGCCAAGAAAAATGGTGACGGCACGTTCAAGGGTGTTGCTGGCGGCGGTGTCTCCAAGGCAGATCTTGAGAAACTCATCCAGGCTGCGGCGCAAACGGCTCCAGCGCAGACGATTCGTATTGAACAAGCACCGATTCAGATTGCCACAGTTGCACCTGACAAGAAGGACGGCGAACCCCCTGTAATGCCTACTATCTAAAACAATGAGGTAAGTTATGAACAGAGCAAAGTGGATATGGATGGGATTTGGGTGGACTCTTGCAGTCGCTCATATCGGAATCATTGGTCATATGATTAAATTGGCTAACAATCAACTTCCAATTATTAATTTGCCTGTTGGTAACTATACCTCATATACAGTTGAGGCTGGTAAAGATGGTTATAGAATCAATTACCAAGCCAATGATCCAAAGGTAATGAGTGTTGACAAAGATATCCAAAAGAAAAATGGATTCTTTGGCATTGGTGGTAGTACCGATGTTAAACAGTCCGAACAGTACACTATGGATGGGTCTCGCCACCTCCAAGGAGGTCAGGGCCTGGGAAAGCTGAGTGCGGAAAAGTTAGAATGTATCAAGTCGGCGGGAGCTGGAGAATCGACGGGCAGAATGGTGGGTGCTAGTGTAGGTGCGGGGATTGCCCCTGTCTTTACGAGTATTCCATATGTAGGTTGGTTAATGGCTGGATGGGCAGTTATGCTCGGTCAGGATACTGGTGCCGAAGTGGGCGGTGAAATTGCAACGATGGCAAAAGGTTGTGATATAGAGGAGATAAAGGAATCTAAATAATACAACTGATGATTTTATTATGGAACATAAGAAGAGAATTATTACACTAGTGACTGGCGGTTTCGATCCCATTCACAGTGGCCATATTGCATACTTCAAAAAAGCCAGAGACCTAACAAACTACCTTGTCGTTGGTTTGAATACTAACGAGTGGTTGAAGGATAAGAAGGGGCAGTATTTCCAAGACTGGAAAGAACGTGCTGAGATCATTCGTCATTTGGAAATGGTGGATGCAGTCATTACAGTTCCCTATGATGAGAAGGGATCTGCTTGTGGTGCCATTGATAAGTGTTTGGAGATTGCAGAGACTGTTGTCTTTGCAAATGGTGGAGATAGAGGTAAAGATAACACTCCAGAAGTCGATAAATTTAGAGACAATCCTAGGGTGGAGTTTTTATATGGTGTTGGTGGAACTGACAAGATGAATAGTAGTTCTTGGCTTCTTCATGAATACTTTGAGAGACAGAGAAAAATTGTAGGAATTTAAAGTGAATTTATTTCTACGCCCACTAAATGATGTAACTGATGTCACCTGGAGTATTGTTTGGTCACTACTTTTAGTATTACTCGGAACAATCTACTGTATCGCATATATATTAAGACTATCGTACAAGGAATTACAAGAAGATGGCCAAGTCCGCGAACAAGGGCAAGAAGGGTCAATCGAAGCAGAATCAAGGGAACGCGACTGCGAAGAAAGCAAAGAACGGAGGTAAGAAAAAGTAATGGGATTAATGACACCACCCAGCAGGAAGTCCTGCTATAACTTTAGAGTAGTTGAGATCAATAGAGTTTTGGATGGAGACACTATTGATGTCACTATTGATCTTGGATTTGATCTTTATAAAAAAGAAAGAGTTAGAGTTGCTGGTGTTGACACCCCCGAAAAGAGAACAAAAGATGATGAAGAAAAAGCACTCGGATACGACGCTACTCACTGGCTTGAAGAGCGACTTCAGGGCGCTATTGAAGGGGATGATGATCTCGTTATCCGCACTGAGCTTGTTGGTGGTGTTGGAAAGTATGGGCGCCTTCTCGGCTGGCTCTATATCGGAGACGCCGAGTTGTCCCTCAACGAACAAATGATTGAAGAAGGATACGCTTGGCCATACGATGGTGGGACCAAACAGAAGAACTTTGAAGAACTTAGAGAAATTCGTCGTGCTCATGGCACGTTAGTTTAATGCAAAAAGTAATTAATTTAATCGCAATTTTATCTGGACTAACATCTGCCGCCCTTATTGGTGGTAGTGCATATGTGCTTCTGAATAAAGATGCACTCATTGAGTCTGCTAAGAAGGCAGCAATTGAACAAGTCACCGCATCAGTAACAGAAGCACTCCCTGGTATGATCAGTGGTGCTATGCCTAAGATGCCAAGTGCAACTGGTGGAGATGTTCCTTCCGTTCCTGGGGGAATTCAACTTCCTTAAATAGTTAAAATTTTTATTATACCCATGGCACAATCGACTTATAAGAAAAGAGCAAAGAAAGAAGCAACAGAAACCTTCTTTCTTTACGTCTTTTTTCATTCTATCTGGACTGGTATTTTGAATTTGTTTACTGATGATGATTGATGGAGATTCCTAATATAACTTCTCCCAATATCAATATCCGAGATATTGATATTCCGAGAGTTATAACTGCTGACGAATATTATACATCGCAACCAATTGCTCCCCCCGTTGTGGTAAATATTGGTGTGCCTATCGTTGATGTTCCTGGTTGTGTTGAAGCTCACGAAAGTAACAGCAAATCTAAAACCTTAGGTCAAGATGATACTAAAGGACTGGTTACTTACTGCGATAGTGGTGTTCCCAGTTACGATCCAATTAACTTTGAACCTGAACAGATAGTTCCTACAGCTCCTGCTGGTGTTGATACTAAACAAGAAAAGAAACTAGAACCACCTGGACAAGTTGATATTCCCAAAGCAGCAGCACCTGCTACTGCCAAGGTAGATTGCCCTACACCAGGACAGAATGCTAAAGAACCTGTCGGAACATATGTAGAGGGTTTCCGAAAGAAGGTTGTTGAATATAAACTCATAGGTAATGAGTGTGTCCAGATAACAGAAGCAGTCCCACTACCTCAACAGATAGTAGCAGGACTGCCTAGTGGTGGTCAGGTTGTTCAGGTGGGTGGTGTTGCTGTGATTGCTACTGCATCAGCACTGCTAGCAAAACCGTTGGCAGACATACTTTTGAAAGCAGTCAAACCAACGGTTAAGAAAGTGATGAAGAAGATTGCTACGATCAGGAAGAAACCTATTCCCGTCCTGTCGTCAGGGGAGCGCCGAGCAGAGCAGCGTCAGATGAATCACGCTG